CTTCCGATCTAATTCTTGTTTAAAAGAATATGATAAAGATTGTTGCCTCTTTAACCAATTCTTATAAGTTTTCTCAGCTGTATCACTATACGCTAAAGTTTTTATCCAAGCTTTTTCATCCTCAGAAAAATTAGCCAGTAAAAAATTGTGTACATCTGGATGTTTGGCTAATTTTTGAAAGAAAAACTTATCTTTACGTTTTTCAAACGAATCAGGATTGGTCCTAATCTTACCATTGTATTTGAAATAATCATAATCTGGTTTTGTGAAATGATTCTTAAGAGCCAGATACTCTTTGTAACATTCAAAAGCTGACATCATATCTTCACTTCAATGATTGTTTAAACTTATTATATAATTCGACTTCTAAACTTCTAGCTTCTATTTCCCAAGGATGGTTCCAATAACTTATCTTTTCATCATCATAAAGTTCGCCAAGATATCGAACCATATTAGTTCTCAATAAATCTTTCAATTCGCCTTTGGCGTATTGTTTCACATGAACCATTTCATGAGCTAGAACTATTAAAGTCATTTTTTTAGATAGATTTGGATGTATGGTTATTGTAAAGTTTCTTGGTTTGCTTTTATCGCAATTCCAATCACAATAACCATACAATCCTCTGATGTCTTTATTGTCGAATTTTAACTTTAAATTAATGTGAGGTAATAATCTACCGCCTAACAGATCTTTTCCATAAAATAAAACAGCTTTTTTACACAAAGCAACTGAAACTTTGGACGGTTTTCCGGATGTTCTGAGATACATCTTTTACTCCCATCTTCTTTTTCAGTATTTATACTGGGAGTCTAGCGCCTTTCTTCATAAAATTTAAATTTTCGGCTTCAGTTTGAATTTTAGATCTCATGGCTGGATCTTTTTTGATCCAATAAGCTGCAGTTTCTATTTCAAGATTGTTTCTTTCGCACCAAAGTACGACTGCGTCAATATATTCTATGCTTTTTTCTCTACATAAAATTTCTATTTCTTCTACGAAATTGTTTTTTACCATCGATACCTTCACATTATGAAATGGTAGGCGTGCTAGGATTCGAACCTAGTCAAGAACACCCATCTAGTGCTAAAGGGTTTATAAGACCCTCCCGTGTACCAACACCCACGCCCACCATTTAATGGCGACTCCGGAATGATTCGAACATTCGACCCACAGATTAGAAGTCTGTTGCTCTATCCAGCTGAGCTACGGAGCCAATTAAACCTTAGTCTTTCTTAAACCACTTAGCAACCCAAGATGGCTGAGGAAGGAAATTCCAACCAATAATAAGACCTGCTACAAATCCCCATGCAAAGTAAGATGTTACGATATTAAATACTGCTTCTAGCATTGTATTCTCCTATGTAATTAGGTTGTGGGGAGTTTCTGTTTCCACGTACTCCCCGAGACGCATGTTAGGCTGCTAGAGCCAAACGAGGTGCAAAGTTATCGTTTGCATTTAAAGTTTTGCGCTTGACGTAGTCGCCTACGATTATCTCCAGTCAACTATTCAACACCAGTCGATCCTATTTCGCCCCCATCAAAGATACACTAGCTTGCAAGACTCCTAATCGCTCCACGGGTACGCCGCTACTATTAGGTAGTGTATCTATGGTGGAGGCGTCGGGTACCGCCCCCGAGTCCTGTATGCTTTTCGTCTTCCTTCAACGATAATTCTTAACAAACCTTATGAACTAAAACACCAGTATAGTCAATATGAGAATATTGATGATCACAAGATCTTTTTTCAAAAAACTCAATAGTAGCCTTTTTACAACCTTGCCAATGACCATAGTCATCAATAATACATGGAGCGCCGATTTCTAACTTATCCCAAAGAACCTCTAACTCTATTTTAGTCGATTCGTACCAGTCAGTATCAAGTCTCAATAAAGCTATCTTTTCAGGAACGTTGTTTTTATCTAACAGAGTTTGACAAACATCGCCTATACAATATAAAATCTTTTCTCTAGGATAAGTTGTATTACTCATCAGCAAATTATGCACTTCGTCAAAAGAATTCATACACAAAACTTGATCTAGTATGTCAGAAGCTTTAGAGTTATCAATATCGATATCGTCATCTTTAGGTAAAGTCATACCATTGAAAGTATCGTACAACCATACCTTGTGTTCCGTCATATTATGATACTCTAGATATTTTAGAATGCCTAGAATATTACCACCCTTCCAAACACCACATTCAACAAAATCACCTTGGATATTATTCGTTCTGATATACTCCAAAGCATTATATAGAGCTGCAATTCTTTCGTCAGAAGTCATAGTATAATTTTTGACAATTTTCCAAAATTCTTCAAAGGTCATTTCTTATTCTCTATTTATACTATATGTTGATAATAATGTCAAGCTGAAACTCTCAACAAAATGACATTTTCATTGGTTCGATATGCAAGAGGAGCCTCCTTCATATCATCCATCAACTTGCGAAGGACAATTTTACCACCCTCAAGAACCTTTTTAAGATATTCTTCAGGTTTACGACCAGTGCGTTTAGTAAACGAACTCTTCTCATCATAGTTGATGATAGATGTGCCCTTTACTTGCAACCCACCACGATCTATAGCTCGGAAAACTGTAAGAGTCTTATACTTAGTGTTGAAAGTCCAGAGCTCTTGTGCGCCAATAATTTTTTCAGGATTAATAGAAGCGATCTTGAACTCTTTATCTTCCTTCTGGAACTTCAAGCTCTTGAGCTTCTTTTCTACAGAAACAGTGCGTGGCTTACGAGGAACTCGAGTTTTTTTCTTGTTATCGCCATAACGCTGAGCATCTTCAATCATCTTGTTGAAGAACATAATACGCTCTTTCAGCTGCTTCTTAGTCATATGACCGTAAGCTTCTCTGAGCTGGTCGTCAGGCTCTGTAGCAGCCTCCAGAAGCTCTTGCAGCCACGGTGAGTAATAAGCTACAATCTGAGGGGCGTAAGCTGCAGGGATCTCGTTAGCTTTCATCCATTCATAAAGAGAAAACTCTTCGCCCTTATCAAGCAAATGCTCAATCTCACCGATAATATCGGATGTTTTCTCACGCATGCGCTGCTGAACCGAAATGACTACCTTTTCAGGCTGAATCGTTTCCTCAGCTACAACAGACTTCTTCAAGCAATCAGACAGCTTAGTTTCAAAGAAATGAACTGAATCGGGCATAACCTTGGTTCCTCGAGCCATAATTCGAGCAACCCAAGCAGCTGTAGTAGGAACCCAAGAGTCAGGAACCCTGTTGAAGAGTTTAAGTTCAACAGTTCTACCCTTGCTCTTCAGATAGTCCTTGATATATTCCCGAGCCTCTGACCCAGTGCACATGTAATTGTACCAAGTTAGAGCATTAGAAAACTCGCTGTTCGAGTAATCGTTCTTAAGAAGAGGCTCGTCGCCAAGATACTTCTTGTTAACAAGATACTGTTCGGACTTAGATACACGAACAGTCTTAGACTTACGTTGAATAAGAGCTTGACGACGAGCCATAAGTTACCTCATTTTTTTGGCTAGTTCTTCGAACGAATCAAGTTCAATACCACATTCACCATTATTATATTTCGAATTGCTATTAATGTCAAATTCGATTCTGTTGTAATTTCGAACTGTTTCGTAATCAAAAATAAAATAATACCTAAACTTATTTGTTCTTGGTTCGTATGCAACTACTCGCAAAGGACCAATCTTATTAGAAATATTGGTTACAATTACATTGTCTCTACCATTGGCTCTGTAATTTACCGTAGTAGTTTTTGTATCACTATTATCGCAATGGTCTCTACCATCTTCGCTTACCAGTTGATAAAGACCTTTTGATGCGCTAGTCATAGCAAATTCAATCAAACGGTCTCTCTGAATCAAACCATTCTTAGCCCAAGCCATAATAAGCTTCTTGCCTACGCCTCTCAAATCAATTGGCAAATGGTCATAAGCAAGATCCACAAAAGGTAGATCGTATTCGGCAGCTCTATCGGTAGAAGCCATTGTCGTTCCCCCAAAAGAAAGGCTGTTTAAACAGCCTCTGCCATTTCGACAGCGAGCTCGAGAGCCTTGGTCTTTACACCCTTGTTGTAACCATACCAAGCAGAAGTCAAACGAGTATCTGCAGTACGACCAGCCAGGTGGTCAGCGAAGTAAGTAACAGCATTGAATGGTTGCCACCAAGTACCTTCAGCGTACTCAGAACCAGGCTGAGTGTGGAGAATACCAAGAGCAATTTCCGCAGACTTAGAAATTTCCTTCTTCTTGGTTTCGTTAGACCCAGTAACAGGGAAAACACGCTTGAAGTATTCAACAATATCTTCGTTCTTTGCACGCTTCGAACCAAGGAACGTAGCCATTTCCTTATACTTGGCCAGCTTATCAGTAGCAATACCGAGCATTTCCTTGACCGACTCAGGCTTGAAGACCTTACGGTGGGAAATCTTAGCCATACGCTCGACAGCAGAGTTAAGTGAGAGAGTCAGCGTGTTATTGCAAACGACACGAATCGGAGTGAACCGAACGTCCGTCGAAAAACCATACTTGTGGAAGTTAGAAAAGAGAAGATAAGAATCGATCTGGTCGCCTTTGAAGAGCTCAAACGACTCCTTAACCTTGGCAAGACCCCAAACGATCTGCCCACCCTTCAGCGAACCAGCCGTATGCATTTCCATATCGCCAGCAGCGACAAATTCATTGAAGAAATCGAACGCCTCTGCGTTCTGAACAGGGTTCCAGTCACCAGAAACAACATCGAGCATCTTGTTGTCTGAAGTACGAACAAGAGCACTAGTGCCAGTATTGTGAACGATATCGTTTTCTTCGTCGTAAGCAAAAGCTTCGATCTTCTTGACGGTCCAGTTCAGACCAGCAGCCTCGAGCATCTGCTCCGGAGTAAGATCGCTAGGAACCTTAACACCAAGACCATGCCACGGCACAGAACCAGCATAAGCCATCTGAGCATTACCATTAACTATTTCAATTTCGTGAGCCATAATGTAGATCCTTTTCAGTTCAGTGGTGAGTCATTCACTCACTATAGATATATATTACCCCAAACCGTATTAAAAAGAAAGCACTTTTTATAAAAAAAGAGGGGAGCCGAAACTCCCCTCAAATCAAGTCTTTGGCTTCTCTTAGCGACGAGAGCCAGCGGCTGCACCAGCAACGCTACCTGCAGCGCCACCGATAAGAGCAGAAGTGCCAACAGTGGTAGCAACAGTAGTAGTACCGATAGTAGTGGCAAGACCGCTACCAACACCAGCGAGAGCTCCAACGCCTCCGCCAACAAGAGTACCTACTCCAGCTCCCTGGAGAACCGTTCCAAGAACAGGCTCCTGTGGCTTAACAACAGTACCAACTCCAAAAAGACCAACAGCTACGATAGCTGCAACAGCAAAAGGTGCCATATCAATTTCCTTCCATTTTTGTGATTAGACGATTTTAAGAACACAACGAAAACTTCAATAACAGATCGTCAACTGCAGTGAAGCAATGCTTAATATTTAGTCGATAAGTTCCAACCGACCCTCGTTAACCTTTAGACTGACGACTTTACCTTCGCTCAGCCTACCTCCACCCCAACGAAGATAATCTCTACCACCATCTACGAAAATGCCATTGTGAGACCTATAATCATGACGATATCTAGAGTATACAATATCCTCGTCAATGCAAACAGCTTGGAATGGATCTTCTACAGCAGAAATAGCATTAGCGATCATCCATCCAGCGTGGGTGTGATAAATGCCAAAATAATTCGAACCTTCTGGATGCGCAATTTCGGTGTAAAAAACTGCAACTGAATCGTCAGTCCATTTACCTTCTTTAGTCTTTAAAGGAGATTCAAAAACATACTTTGCATTGTACTTTTCTTCAATGCTCTTGATACCTTCGAGACTCAGAAACGAACAATCTTTCAGGATGCGCATATTTGCCTCACCAGAAATACCAAATAGCAACAATACCAGCTGCTATAACCAAATCAAGGATCATAACTCCAACACCGATCCCTATCGCCCATTTAACAATCTTACTCGTAGTCATCGGTTCGGAACACCCTTGCATCATAATAACGAATGTCGTATTCTGTTTCGTCGTACTTTTCTTCGGCTGCAACAACAGCCCAAGTCGCCTTACCGTAAGTAGGATAAACATCTCGCGAGATAATCTTACCCTTGTGACGAATTTCTACGATATGACCTTGATTTCCGTCTGGACGATTTTTCTTGTGCTTCATATCAATTCTCCATTACATATATGATTATACTGCTAGATAGAATTAAAGTCAAGCAGTTAATTATCCCATTGCTCTGTAAGAACTTCTACCTTATTGAATACATCTTCCATAGTCATATCGAGCTCTTCGTCTTCTTCGGCGAGAGGTTCAAGGCTCTCGATAATCGTGCGAAGCTGATCATATGTAAAGGTAACACGATACAGATTATCCATTTTAAGCTCCTACATATACTACGGGGTTGACAATAAACTCAGGAGAATCGTCGATCCAAACATCAACCATCCATCCGATATTATTTGTAAATGCACGCTTTTGTGTGTAATTTGTAAAAATCACAGGGATAACTGTCGCAAGATAATCTAGTGCAGGATCAGTCATAGATCTCTTACGAAATGTCACGATACGAACATCGTGTCCGCGATCTTTAGCGTTCTGGATAAACTGATCCCAAAAAGCAGGATCGCGAGTATAGGTGTCGTCAAAGTCTAATGCAATGTTCATATTACCACTCCGGTCCTGTTGTTTTGTCTGTTCGCTCATAGATATATGCAAAGTCAACGCCATATGCAGGCACTACCAGCAACTTCTCGGGCATGTTGTTTTGATCCATATCGCCTAGCACACCAGAAATGAATAACGTATTCGGATGAAACTCAGGCGTTAGTCGTCGAAGAATCATAGCCTGACGGTCGCACTTCTCACGTAGGCGTTCGATCTCTGCTTGCATTTCTCCACTCATACAATTCATCCCTCATCTTAGTGCAAAGCTTCTTGTAGTGATCTCGTTGATTTTCGATCTTTTCCCAAGAAAGTTCAATACCATCACTGGCGATATGCTCGACAATACGCCGACACTTCTCTAACTTCTCGATGTATTCTGGATCTTCCGGTGATGGTTTATCAGTCATAATCAATACCTGTATGGGTGATAGTAATGGGGACGGCGAGGAGGAAGGGGATGATGATAAACATATGGCCGATGAACGTAATACGGTCGCGGAGGAACATACACAGGTGCAGGATGCACATAAACTGATGCTACTGGACGCCGATGATACTGAGTCTCATACACAGTCGCATTACAACCACCAAGAGCAAGACCCAATCCTGCGATTACAAAAAACTTCTTATTCATATCGAAACAACCTCTCTCTTTTTCCAATCAATAACCATATCGCCGATACGAAGGTATGAACCTTTATTCTTCATCACATAGTACATAGCCTTGAGCTTAGAAAGTTCGGGATGCTTATGAATCCACTGACCTGTATGAGGCTCGAACTCACGCTTGAAGAACTGATCCAACAACTTATTTCCTGTCGCTACGTTCTTATTGATCTTATAAGAAAGTATATCATATTCCGCATCAGAAGTCAAGCTGTCATCTTCGTACTCATAAGCGTAGGCGAAAAGTGAGAGGCGAATACGATTCCGCTTCTCGATCTCGACTTCTGTGGGAACATATGTCATCTAACCCTCAGTTCTTCGATGTTAATAGGACGATAGTCGATCTGTTCTACGCAAACACAATGATACGGTCCAACTGGCGAAGCATTGCTATGGATATGGCCATGAACGTTTTTCATTGGCAGCATTACATCGCTCTTCTTGAATCTCTTCTCATACAGAGTCGAGTTATGAACAGGAACGTGTGTCATCAGAATGTTGAACTCTGTGAACATACGCCACATATCGACCTTCTCGAACATACGCTGTCCAACGATGTACGGAATGTCATCATGGTTACCAACGATAAGTCGCTTTTTACCATTCAGCCGTGACCAGTTATTCTCGATCCAATCCTTTGAACCAAAGAACACGTCACCCAGATGATAGATCTTATCGCCTGGCTTAACGACTTCGTTCCATCGCTCGATGATCGTTTCGTTCATTTCCTCAACCGATGCAAACGGTCTGACCTTATTGCCCGAGTAATCGGCAAAGTTCAGAATATTCGCATGGTTGAAGTGTGTGTCCGAAATAACCCAAATGTCTGCCATCACCAACTCGACTGATAATAAAAGTCCCAGTTCTTGTAATCGGTATCCCACTTCTCGACAAGCTTACCGATTGTTTCCTTCGTGTATTCCAAGTCTCTGAAATACCACTCGTTGTATTCAGTGCTACCAAAGAAGAACCCATTAGCAGTGGGCAAGAGCTTCGGTGCCTTGGAGGTGTCTTGTAGCACTTCGTTGACTACAGCGAGTAGCCTTTCTAGATCAGCCTTTTCGAGATACGTTTCCTGACACTCGTCCTTGCCATTCTGGACGTTCTTGACAAACCAATCGTGAATGGCGTTCGCCTTACGCCAGTAGGCAACCTCAGCTTCAACCACATTCACCTTTGCATCGCCAAGCTCAGGGAACATCGCTGAGACATTATCCTGAAGCTCCTTGGACTCATCAGATATACCCCAAAGACGCTGCTTGCCCCAGATAAACATATCAAGACCCATGACACTTCTCCTTCAATAAATCACAAGTGTAGTATAGCTTGAACCCGAATTAAAAGCAAATATCACTTCACCTTCCATATTTCAATCTTATCTGTGATGTAGATCCGATACAATCCATCATCAAACTCCACGATATACTGCAGTCGATTATCTGCTGGACGAAGATATCGTGGGAGCCAAACACTCACACCATAACTTTCATAGAAGTTATAGATGTCGTTCCTCGTACCTGCATCATATGGTTCATAGAGCAGAGAGTCGAGAAACTCATAGTGTTCTTCGGCGTATGGATTAAGTATCACCATACGGTCTTCATGATCACATGCCATACCAACAAACCATCTGCTTCTAGGACTGTACCAACATACATGCCATCATATTCCAAACCAGTTGGAACAAACTTTACCTTTGATGTCGGCATATTCGAGTTCTGTTCTGCCCAAACATATATGTGGCGTCCTTGCATACCAACATGCACGATAGTTCCCTCTACTGTGCAGTCATAGTCGGGTGTTACTGGACCATACTTGTAGATCTTCTTCATCACTTCCTCAAACACATATTGGCGCCACGTGTCGGCACAAAAGAGCCACCAGAGCTTACACACTCATTCTGAGCCTTGTAGTAGAGTTCATTATTGTAATGAGAAAAGATAGCAAGCAGCACGAAAACAACCACAAACGTGACTGCAGCCAAAGTCCAAAAACAAATCCAATACGTATTATCACTCATCACTGCACCTGTATGTGTTTCACCTGTAGTTTAGAATCTCTTTCGGCGTCAGCTATGCCTTCGCCATACGCTTCATATAGATCTTCGTCTATACTGTCCTGCAGCTTCTCGACTAGCGCGATCACTGCATTCAAACGGTTCTGAGTTTCCTCAATCGACTTCCGTATTTCAATCAACAGCTTTTCGGTGTTCATCACTTCACCTTCAAGCAAGAGGTACGCAGCACCTTCGTCGACATGTGAACAAGGCTCTCAGCCTGTTTCGCAGCTGTTTCACATGTGACCTTATCCTGCATCGGGACAGTCGTCAGAGCCACACTATCGCCCTTAGCCAGAACGCCAGCGTAGATGTAGAGAACCAGAACGTATTCCATCACATCACCTCATCTCAACCTATAAGCAATGATACGCCTATCCCGATTTAAAGTCAAACCCTGCCCTTGTATACAGCATAGCTATAGCAGCCGAATGCCAAAGCCACGCCCAAGGCATAGGCGATCATCGGTCCAAAAATGTACAGCATCGCTTCAGTATCCATCACTTTTTCTCCAGTTTTTCGATGCGCTCAGCCAGAGCTTCAATAATCGCCACAGCCTCAGCCAGAGCATGGTTAGCATACTGTGGCTTGTCCATGGCATCCAGCTGACGTAGGTAGCCAGCAAGCTCATAAGCCTCGAACAGAAGCTTTGCATTAGCCTCAGCACACGTCATGTGAACCTCTTACCGATGTAGGGTATAGCCACGAACAAGACGAAGAGCAGAACAGCGAAGGATAAGATGAAGTCCATGGTAGAGCCTCAGCGAAGAGAGACGTAGGGGATCTCGTAGTCAGCGGTATCAGCTTGGGTCGAGTTATCCATATCAGCCCCCATCCAACCTATAAGACATTCTACGCTGAGCCCGAATTTAAATCAAGCTACCAGCTGCTCCATCATATCCTCGACGAATTCTTGCGCGATCTTATGAGCTTCACCGATACTATTCACATTATAACAAATACGGATATCAATAACCCGGAACGGCTGATCGACGACATCAAAAATCTCGAACGTAGCTGATCCATTCCAAGCCACAATGAGCCCAGCGTCAGCGTCACCATAGACTAGAACTTTGCCTTGGAGGATTTGAAAGATGTCCATTGTCAAGCTCCTAATTAGGCGTCTTCATATACCATGGAAGAGAAGTTTTGCAACTTACCTTCTATGAACTTATATCCTTCTACGCGAACATCGTCGCCTTCGTAGTATACGACGTCCCAGTAGCCGCCCATCACATCGTGATACTCGACCTTGTCAGCGTCGTCGAACCAGTTCTTCAAGAACTCGGACACTTTTTCCACGTTTACCATCGTTTAGCTCCTCATCTCAACCTATAACTCATCATACGTCCGACCGGAATTAAAATCAAGCGGCTCCAGTGAGAACGATGTATGCTATGGTGAAGAACAAGATCATGAGCAGCGAGCCAACCAGACCCAGCGCAACCTGCATCTGATGCAAGGTCACGTTCAAGCCTCGTCAAGCTCTTCTAGCTGAGCTTCAGTTAGTCCTTCGTTAGCCTCCAGCTGCTCGAAAGCCTCGCTCAACTGTCCCAGCAGATCGATCATCCGCTGGACCGAACGGCGCTCATAGGATGAGCTCAGCCGATCCATGAACTGAGCCATGCTCAGCCCAGCGTCTACTGCATCGACCAAGTCGATTAGGCAGTCATTCATATCACCAGCAGTGTTTTCGAAGCGGCAGTAGGACATATTAGGCATTGTTCAGCTCCTTCGTTTTAACCTATAAGCCATTGTACGTTAGACCGGATTTAAAGTCAAACGACATATAGACAAGCTGGAGCTGCATAGACAAGATCAAGCAGATCATCGTCCAACTTAACCTCACCATCAACCAGGTACTCAAGCATGTCGAGGTAATCGTCAACCTCAAGCCGAACAGCCAGTTTTTCAAGGTAGTTGAGCGCTGCCACAGCATGGCGGATGCCATACTCAACCTCAAGGTTGATATAGAGCAGACGTTCAAACGCGATCACATCAAGCACCTTAGACATTGTCATCTCCTTGTTTCAACCTATAAGCCATTCTACGCCCGACCGGATTTAAAATCAAGCCCAAAAGATAACATTGCGACGCAGCAGCTCGCGAGCGATCACACGCATGCCATGCTCGAGCTCAGCTTTGGACACAGTTGACTTGGGATTGCGATAGCCACGCTCAAGCAAGTCCATAGCAGCGAGCAAGCTGTCAGTGTCCTTAAAGCGTAGAACGATCGGGGCGATCAGCTTGCGGAACATTCTCATCTCCTCATCTCAACCTATAACCCATCATACCTCATGCCCGAATTAAAAGCAAGTGGGGAGCCGCCACCCAGCGCACTCCCCATAATACATAGGTGCTATCAATCAATTTGACTTAAATTAAGGTTTGACCTATAATTATTACTCAATCTCAGCCATAGCCGACCAAACCTCGATCAGCCGATCATAATTTATTTCATAGTCAAGATCAAGACGTTTCAAATCCTTAAGATATTCAACCTTATCATGAACCGTTTCGAGCGCCTTAAAGGACTCAAAGATATAAGCCAGATCCATAGTCATCTCCTATCGAGTTACATACGTATGATACCGTGCACCCGATTTAAAGTCAAGGCACTACACGAGCGCCTTGACCTGATCCTTGGAGAGAAACTTGGGCGTCTCAAAGCTATCCAAGTCCTTATACATTTGGTCTACTTCAGCTCGAGCACCTTCCGGAGTAAAGTCAAGCGGATCGAAAGGAGCATCAGCACCACGAGCAATGTTACCATTGTATTGGGCACGAATTACCTTGTTACGCTCAGTAATCTCCTTCATGCGCTTGAGGTTAGCAGCCTTGATCTTAGCCAGATCATCATCGGTCTTGGTCTTGGACTCAGCCTTCACCTTACCAGTGAAGCGATTGCCCTTCGGCTTGGCCTCAACAGTTTTGGCTTCCTTGATACGCTTGTTATCTTCAGCAATAACAGACTTGACCTTAGCCACTGCCTTGGTCTTGACAGTCTTTTCTGCTTTGGGCTCTGCCTTTGCCTTGGAGCGACCAGCTTCGACCTTGCCAGGACCCAGCTTGTTCGCTACAATGTACTTGTAGTAGGACTTGGCGTTGGCCGTAGTAACATCAATCGCCTTAGCGATCAACTCAACCACATCAGCCATGGCCAAGGTTTTGTTCTCAGTCATGATTCGAATTGCAGTAGCGCGCTTCGAAGTCTTTTCGGTAGCCATCAGATTTCTCCTTAGTTTCAGTTCACATAGTGATTATACTGGATCCCGGAATAAAAGTCAACTCACTCCTTGAGCTCAAGCGCAGATTCAATAGCACTCTGCAAATGCTCAAGGCTACGTCGGCTGGCTTCAATTTCCTCAGGTTCAACGTACTCAGCTTCAAGTAGGAACAGCAGACCTTCAACTAGAGAATGGAACGGAATTTGGGCAACACGGTCCAGATCACGTTCAAAATCACGCTTCATGGTTCAGCTCCTGTTTCAACCTATAATTGACTCTAACTCCGACCGGAATTAAAATCAATCAGATATAACGGTCAAGGTCACGAAACTTATAACCATAAGCGGACTGTTTTTCTTTATAGATAGCAATTTTGGCAGCAGTAGCCACAGTTTTCAGAGTAGTACTAGGACGATAGTGTAGTGCTTTTTCACGAGGACCACAGAAGAACGTACGAATAAAGTAGCGTTCACCTGTTTCTACTTCAAGTTTCTTCAGCTTGGCCCTAAGTTCAAGGCGGATATAGTCAAGCTGATCAAGCGGGATTTTTGTGTAGGACTTATCAACAGCCATTTCATTTCTCCGTTTCAACCTATAACCCATATTATGGCCGCCCGGATTTAAAATCAAGCGCCAGTTTCACAGTTCAAACCAAGCGCCCATTTCAATGGTATAGACCAAGCCAGACAGCTCATCAGTTAAACGGTACTCATATTCATCAGACCAGTCATGGACTTCACCATGGGTTTCAGCCCAATTCATGGCAGAGTCAAAGTCAAAGTCACCTTCAACCAAACTATAGTCACCACCAAAGCCAACTTCAAGTTTCATGGTTCAGCTCCTGTTTCATCTCATAAACCATATTACCGCTGACCGGATTTAAAAGCAAACCCAGCGCAATTGGTATTACCTATGATGGACGGCGAATCCATTGGTTGACTTTATAAACGGTCAATGGTATCATTATGGTTCAGTTGGAGTTGTTTACGGTGCAGTCCTAGCATGATGCCATAGCAAAGACCAAGACCACCAATGGCCACGACCAAGCACATGGCACAGTCTCAGTGTCCTGTGGTTGCGTTCAAGTGCACATAGTGAAGCACAAGCACACAGCCACGTCCAAGTGCACAGACACAGCGACACAGACACAACATCGCATCCATTTTAAAAATAGGATTTAAAATCGATAGGCAAAACCAATCAATTCACCACTATCAATAACCACGATCACGCACTGAATTACCTTCAAGAACATAGCGACGGTATTCATCATCAGTAGCACCAGACCTAATAAACTCCCGTGCTTCAGGACTAACCTCTTCGAATGCTTCATCAAGCGTCAGATAACCATTACGATATGCAATCCAACGCTTTTCGAACTCATCATGGTCATACTGTTTCAGTTCTAGAGTGCGAGTTATCCCTGATAGATATGATGTTCTGGTCACTCGAGCGGGCATAGGTCACATATGTTGGTCATCGATGTTGGTCATACGTATATGCATGTTGGTAGCGTATGCTGGTCACGCATGTTGGTCACGTATATTACGGAAGTAGGCAGCAGCATCATCATATGGCATATGATATTCAATTAGAATACGAGCAGCATCACGGACTTCCTTACAGTAAGCACGATCAGCACGCTGATATTCCTCGAGCGTAGGGAGATTGTTAAGACGATCAATCTCACTTATCTGCGCATTAAAAATTGACTTGAGTTCATCAAGCACGATAGTATCAATCTGTTCATTATCAAGTGTGATTGTCTTAGCGTTCATCAGTCTTTTCCTTCTCTGGGAGTTCATAATGTTTTCTAACAGCACGAAGAGCTTCTTGCCTTGCCTTCTGATATTCTGCTTCCTCACGGCGATGCTGGCCAACAGCAAAACAAGCGCCAAGGAATAAGAAAACGATCATAATATACAATGGCAGGAATGGGTCAATGAGCGAACTAGCAAGCCAAAGCGCAATCGGTATAAGAGCAATCGCTATAACTCTAAACCCACTCAACATATCAGTCAACATTTGTTTCATTGGCTCTTTCCTCAATAATCCATTCGGGTAATTGCTTCGGTATATTCGTTACGCCAATCAACTGAATCGAATCAGCAATAGGTTGAGCTTGCCATCTTTCCCAACGCATATTCAAAGCAGCTAATTGCTCTCTCCAATCGTTCGGCGCCAGCCACAAATCAATTATTAGCTGCACGGCGTTCCTTGCGATAGTCGCGTTCAAACAATACAGTGGCACACTTATCTTCGTACGTATATACCTTGGCGTCAATAATGTTGTCAATCGAACCACGAGGCGAATTGGCATGATCTATTGCCTCATCAAGCGTGGCAAAGTTCAACCAGTAGTCACTAATATCCCAGTCACCAGAACGATCACGGTACCAATAGGAAACCTCAACACGGTAGTTATCAGCCATTGTCGATATCCTTAACATGAGTGCACGTTTTACGATATGAGAATCCCGTGCAGTTACAACTCAACTTTCCTCTTGAGTCTTGTGTAACCAGATACGTCTTGCCTTTTCCCTCGACTTGATACGTCTTTGAAGTCTCAACCTTCGAGCTGTCTTCTGACTCTGATGATAGCAGCCATCCATGAATAATGTTCTCCTTAGATATAATACGGAAAGGAAACTGTTCGTCGCCAGTCGTCAAACAAAACGAATCAGAACTAACCCACTTCGGATTAGGATACAACTCGCCTACGTACTCGTGATACTCCGGTACATAATAACCCAAACGGTCACGCCGAACGTACTCGTCATTGGCTACACGTACCTTGAGTCTAGTCACTTCCGCTTATCCTTCTTAATGTCATACGTCAGCAGCAGCAAGTCGCCAACTACATATGCAAGATACAAACCAAGCACAGCGGCAAAAGCGTACATATAATGCGCAGCCACCAGCCCAGCGTACACATGAATATAACTCAATCCGTAAGCGATAACAACAACAATCGCTATCGCTACGGCGCCAACACCAATCCTAAGCAAACGGTCCATCGTTCTCTCCTTCACTTATACCAATATGCTACCGCGATCGACAATTAAAGTCAATCAGCGGCAGCAAGTAATCTTAGCTACCTTTTCCCAGTTGCCACCCTGTTTGCGGAGAGCACCGAGCTTGATAGCCATACGCAGGGACAACTCGCGAAGCGAATCGTGATGCTTCTCGAGAAAAACGATAACCTCAGCACGCTCACGCGCATCAAGATCACCAAGCAAACCCTCGCGGATTACCTGACGAATACGCACCAGATAATCACGACGCGACTTCATAGCAAGATCAACATAATGAGCGCGAGACACAAGAGCAGCAAGATGCGGCGCGAGCTTGTGACCCTTGTCGATCATAGCATCAAAGTCGTAGTTAGAGATAAAGATAATCGTGCCGTTGAAGTCAAACGTACGCGGAATCAGCACAGCAGTCTCGTCGTCAACGAGCTTACCCTCAGACAACCACGACACACGACGGCGCTCGGTCGTATCGCAAACTGCCTTGAGCAGATTGAGCGAAACGTCATCAAAGAAGATAGAGTCAGCGTCATCAAACACGATAACCTGACCTGCCTCACGATATTGATACAGCAACTTCACAAGACCAGTAGCGCGAACGTAACCCTTCACGATCGTGTGGTTGACTTCGCTCGGATCCCAGTCAGCAAGACGCTTCTCAATCGTGTAGGACTTACCGAGACCAGCAGGACCAGAAACGATAAGCGCGCGCGAGTTGCCGAGGGTACACGCCTCAGCCATCACATCAAGAATCTCAAAACGCTCAGCGATGCGCGCATCAATCTCGTCGTCGGTTTCAACGGGACGAGCGTCATAGTTAACCTTCACCGAAGCGATATCGGTAACGGTACGAGCACGGCGAGCAGCGGAACGGTCATAAACACCACGAGGCATAGTCATCTCCATCAGTTATAACGTATCATACCGCTGACCGGAATTAAAATCAATCCACTGGACCCATATAATTTTCGGCCAACCCTAACAGGAGCTTGGCAGCTTGGGAGCTCTCCAAAGCTCCGCTCAAGATAGCTCGGACTGAGCAATTCAAGAATTTGGCGAGATCTTCAGCTGCACAGTAGATAGCGTAGCCATCAACCGAGAAGGAAGGATAGCGGTCGATAAGAGCGAATACGGTAGGGACGTTTTTCATATTGACCTCCATTTCATACATACATCATACCGCCGACCCGATTTAAAAGCAATCGTTGATTTTAATTCCGGTTCGAGCTAGAATGTGTTATAAATTGAAACGGAGCTGAAACGTGACTGTGACTCTCTCAAAACCCTCTAAGATGCCCTGTAAAACGTGGTCGCTGGAGGCTGGCGCTACCTGTCCTGGTTCTATTGATCCTGTGACCAAGGAACCGATTCCCGTTTGCGCTGGCTGCTACGCCAAAGATGGCTTCTATAATATGCCTGATGCTAAGGCATTGCGCGAGCGTAACCGTGAGGACTGGAAACGTGCGGATTGGGTAGATGATATGGTTGCTGCTTTGTCTAAGCAGTCCTACTTCCGTTGGTTTGACTCTGGTGACGTGTATCATCCCGCACTCGCGTTTAAGATTTATCTGGTGATGCAGCGTACGCCTCAGGTCAAGCACTGGTTTCCTACTAAGTCCTACAACATCAAGCGCATTCGCCCTATCCTTGAGCGAATGAAGTCGCTGCCGAATGTGTCTGTCCGCTACTCCTCGCCGTCAATGGTTGGTGAGTTTGGTCAGGAGCATGGTTCAACGGTCATTCCCTATGCGGAAACGCCGACCGCTGCTACGCTCTGTGAAGCATACACGCGTGGTGGTAAGTGTGGTGACTGTCGTGCTTGCTGGAACAAAGATGTGGCTGTGATTGCTTATCCTGCTCATGGTTCTCGTATGATGGCTAAGGTCAGGCGTCTTGCCGCTTGACTTTATTTACGGGATAAGTATAATCACTATGTGGTCGTTGAAGTTGATAAAGGAAGTTGGTCAATGATTGAGGTACAGGTTCAAGACACCACTGGTAATTGGCGTACTTACAGTTATGTCAATAACGAGTCGCTACAAATTCGCACTGCTATGCAACAATTACATTGGCAGTTCCCTGACTCCCGCATCCGTGCTGTTGATCAGCGTGGTTCGGTAGTTGATATCTTATAATACAGGAGCAAGACAATGGTACATAATCCTGTCGCAAAACAATTGCGTACCATAAAATTCCGTTCTAAGGTTGTAAAGGCCAAGAAAGGTAGAGGCTCTTACAATCGAAAGAAAGGAATTAAATATGCATTGGGGAATGATCAAAGGATTGATTTTTAGTTTTTGGTTACCATTGTTGACGATGATTTTATTTTTTGGGTATTTACTTTTAATCTAA